GGGCGCCCGCCCGAGCGCGAGCCGCCGCCGATCGCCAGCACCGGCATCAAGGAGCTCCTCGCCGTCGCCACCAGCGACATGTCAGCGGTCACCGGCATCTACCCTCCGCAGCTTGGTCAACAGAGCAACGAGACATCGGGCAAGGCCATCGTCGCGCGGCAGCGCGAGGGCGACACCGGCACGTTCCACTACATCGAGGCATTCTCACGCGCGATCGAGCGCGTCGGGCAGATCGTCGTCGACCTGATCCCGCACGTCTACGACACCGAGCGCACGTTGCGCGTCGTCGGCGATGACGGCAAGCCGGTCAAGCTCGACGTGAACAAGCCGATCGTGGACCCAAATGGCGATGGCATCGACACGATCACGTTCAACGACCTGACAGTCGGAGCGTACCAAGTCACCGTCGAAATGGGACCGAGCTACAGCACCAAGCGCGAGGAAGCGCGCGAGGGCATGCAGGTCCTCATGCAGTCGCTCGGACAACAGGTCGCCCCGCTGTTCGCCGACTTGTACGTCGAGGGCCAGGACTTCCCGCTCAGCAAGCGCATTTCTGATCGGCTCAAGTTTCTTCTGCCGCCGCAGATCGCCCAGGCCGAAGCGCAGCGCGCCGGCGAGCCACCGCCGCCGCCGAAGCCGCAGGCGCCCAATCCCGAAGCGCAGATCAAAGCCGCCGAGCTCCAGATCAAGCAGGCGGAGGTTGCCGGCAAGGCGCAGGCGATGCAGGCGCAGAACGCCGTCAACATGAAAAAACTCGAGCTCGAGCTCGTGCGTATCGAGGCCGAGCTCCAGAAGGCGAAGATGGCGCAGGACACGGCATTGGCCACGTCGCGCAATGATGTGCTGCAGACCGGGATGCAGCACGATCACGAGCACCGCATGGGCGCGATGGAACGCGGCCACGCGATTGGCGAAGTGCTGTCTGATCGGCAGCACCAGATCGACATGGCCAATGCCGATCGCAGTCACGAGCTCGACATGGCGGCCGGCGATCGCGAGCAGGAAGCGCGCATGGCGGCAATGAACGGCAACGGCAACGGTGCCGGTACGCCGGTCACGCTCGACGAGAAGCAGCAACAGCAAATCGATGCTCTGACTGCGACCGTCGAGGAAATGCAACAGGCCTTGGTAATCATGGCCCGCATGCTCGGCGGCGGCCAGGAGGCGGCGCCCTCTTCCAGTCCGCCGACTGGGCCGCCACCCGCGCCGCCGCCGGGACCTGCTCCCGCGCCGCCGATGGCGCCGTTCATCGGCCAGCCGCAGCCGCCTGAAGGCGGCGCGCCGCCTGGAGCTCCACCCGTTTAACCAGTTTCGAGCAGGCAGCCGCACGACGCGGCAGCCGCCGAAAAGCAAGCCGCCTTCGGGCGGCTTTTTCATTGGGGAGAGAAACCAATGATGATCGACGACGACGATCCGAAAACGCCAGAGCCAGCCTCCCAGACGGGTGCGCAAGCCGACGATCAGGACGACGCCGCAGCGCCGGAAGGCGATGAGCCTGAAGGCGACGACGACGCAGAGACGAAGGCCTCGACCGACGACGAAGACGCCGGCGACGAGGATGACGAGCAAGACGACGAGGGTGACGACGACGAAGACGGTGACAAGCCGAAGCGCGTCTCTCGCAACCAACGCTACAAGCGCCGCGCCGAGAAAGCAGAGGCCGAGAACGCCGAGCTGCGCAGCCGCCAAAGCGGCAGCCTGCCAAGCGATCAGGCCAGCATCCAGCGCGCCTTTGAGTACGAGGTATGGCGGGAAATAGGTGATCCGCCTGACCCGAATGATCCGCGGTTTCGCAATGCCGATGGGTCACCGAATTACGCTCGGTTCGAGCGTGAAGCGCAGGGTTGGGAAAACGACCGTCGAGCAGTGTCCAGGCAAGTGCGCAAGGACATGGTCGACAGAGCCGCGCGCGAAAGCGATCGCGTCGGCGAACTGGTCGCGGATCACAAGGAGCGCGTGTCGCGGCTTCGCGGCAAGGTCAAAGACTTTGACGCGATCATGCAGCGCGCGACCCTGCCGGTGGCGCCGCACGTCGAACGACTGATCCTCGAAAGCAAGCGCAGCGATCGCATTTCGCTGTACCTCGCCAAGGATCAATCGAAGCTCGCCAAACTCAACAACATGTCGTCTGAGGCGGTCGCTCGTGAGCTCGGGCGCATCGAAGGCCGTCTGTCGTCTCTGCCGCAAGCCAAGCAGCAAACGAGGGCTCGTCCCCCGATCAAACCGCTGCGCGGTGGCGGAGGCTCTCCTCCATCGGGTCTGGCTGCAGTCAACGCTTACATCAAGAAGCAGTACGGCAGCCGCGGCTGATCGGCACGAGCGCCTCCAACGGAGGCGATAGATGCCGAATACGATCCTAAACCCGCAGATCATCGCGCAAACCGCGGTGAGAATTCTCGAAAACGAGCTCGTCATGGGTAGTCGCGTCTACCGCGGCTACGAAGAGGAGTTCGACAAGAAAGTGAACGGCTACGAGGTTGGTGACACCATCAGCATTCGCAAGCCGCAACAGTTCTCCGTTCGTCAGACCGCGGTCGCAGTGCCGCAAGACGTGCAGGAGGGCAAGCTCACTCTGACGGTCAGCAACCAGAAGGGTGTCGACTTCAAGTTCAGCGGCGTCGAGCTCACGTTGAAGATCGAGCAGTTGGCGGATCGCGTCATCAAGCCTGCGATGGTGCGCCTCGCCAACCAGATCGATGTCGACGTGATGAACCTGTTCTCCCAGATACCAAACTGGGTTGGACAGCCCGCGACCGGCGCCGATGCAACGATTGACAGCTTCGCCAAGTTTGCGCGTGCTGCCGAGCGGCTCGATCAGACTGCATGCCCGCAGGATGATCGCTCCGCCGTGCTCGCGCCGGACAGCTACTGGGCGATGGCGGCGTCGCAGACCGCACTGTTCCTGCAGTCGGTCGGCAACCAAGCCTATCGCCAAGGTGAGATCGGCAGCATCGGCGGCGTTGCGACCTACATGTCGCAGAACGTTCCGACACTGCTCCTGCAGAACGCTGACGCTGCAGCGACTGTCACCGGCGCCCAGTCGACGACCTGGGCCTCGGCGATGAATACCGAGGCCATGCCCGGCACCATGAACCTGGTGACGGGTGGCTGGCCTGCTTCCGGCACGGTCAAGGCCGGCACGGTGTTCACGATCGGCACTGCCGCGACGGCGGTGAAGGCGGTCAATCCGGTGACCAAGGCGGTGCTGCCTTATCAGCAGATGTTCACAGTGATGGCTGATGCAACCATTACGACGAACGCTGCCACGCTGGTCATCACGCCGCCGATCATCCCGGTCGGTTCCGATGCTGCCTTCGGCACCGTCGACCAGGGCGCGCAGGCCGGCGCCACCATCCAGATCGTCGGCGACGCCGCCGGCGCCTATCGGCAGAACATGATGTTCCATCGCAATGCTTTTGCGCTGGTCATCGTGCCGATGATCAAGCCGCCCGGTGCCGTCGATGTCGCCCGCGAAAGCTATCGTGGCACGAGTGCTCGTCTGGTCCCGTACTATGACGGTGCCAACGACATCAGCAACTATCGCCTCGACGTGCTCTACGGCGTTAAGGTGATCGACAACCGGCTCGCCGTTCGAATGAGCGGCGGCTCCGGTACGTTGGGGAACCCGTCTCAGTAACGAGACAGCAACAGATACGAGCGCGCCCCGCCCGGGGCGCGTTCGCTTTTCTGCGCATCCCACAGGAGCAGCAAATGGCGAAGAAAGCAGCTAAGCCGGCCAAGAAGCGCAAGGCGGAAGGCGTTGCGCCGAAGGAGGCCGAGGAAGGCAAGAACATCGGGACCATCGCAGTCAGTGTGCAGACGGTGGTCACGCTCGCCGGCGACGGCTTGTTCGACGAGCTCGTCATCGAGCTCGGCACGCTCGGTCTCTCCGAGGAGCCTGATCGCATCGTCGAGACATCGGGCAACAATCGGCTGCTCGATCCGAAGCGGCCGATCACGACGAGCGAGGAGGGCGTCCATCTCTTCTTCTCGCCGCCACTCAACGGCGCCGGCGTCTACGGCTTCCAACTGCAGTGCATCTACAACGATGCGGTGGAGGCGCGCACGGCCGCCCCGCCCAAAAGTGAAGATGCCGACAGCGAGCACACCGAGGCGGCGTTCTAGTCATGCCCAAAACGCGCCGAGAACTAATCGACCAAATTATCGATAAGCTCGGCGTCCTCGTCCCCGGGCAGTCGCCCGGGGATGAGGCGGTGAGCCGCGTCGATGCCATCCTCGACCCGTCGTTCGCAACGCTCGCTGCGCTCGACATCGCCTACGTCGCCGACATCGGCACGCCCAACCCGCCGACTGGCGGCGAGATCGAGGACGCGCTGTTCCTTCCGCTCGCCGACTGGATGGCGTGGCAGGTCGCCGGCGGTTTCAATTTGTCCGATAGCCCGAGCCTCAAGGTGCTCGCCGATCAGGCCGAGCAGGTGATGATCACCATCGGCCGGCCGGCGCCGACGCGGCGAACGCTGCGCACTGACCTGCAGCTTACCGGCGCGCGCGGTGCGGTGATCAACAGCTACCGGGGCACCTGATGCCGCAACTGACGCAGGTCAAGGTGCCGTTCCCGCAGAGCACGGCACCCGGCACACCTGACCATCCGCAGGAGAGCGCCGGACGCCTCGTCAACTGCTACGTCGAGCCGCTTGGGCCAACGGCGCCATCGACGATCATCTACCGGCGAGCTCCAGGCCTGCGCAACTTCGGCACGTCGACACGCACCGGCTTTCGCGGCGGCATGCAGGTCGGCGGCCTGCTCTACGCCGCGTTTGGCAACAATCTCGTGAGCTTCACTCAGGGCGGCGGCGCCGCCGCCCAGGTCGGCGCGGATGGTGCTTTCAGCGGGACGGCAAAGGGTTTCTTCGCGCGCAACGGCAACTCAACGCCGGACATGGTGTTCGTCGATCCCACCGGCGTCCAGCTTATTTTCAAGGGTGATGGGACGATTACTGGGGCCGGTGTGCCCGCTGCGCCCAACTCGGTGTGCTGCATCGACGGCTTTTTCGTTTACACCATCAGCAACGGGCAGGTGTACGCTTCCGATCACAACAGCACTACGGTCAACGCGGCGTCGGTTGCTACCGCCGAAAGCAAGCCCGATGGGTTGTTGCGCGGTGTGCCGTGGGCCGGCAACTTGTTCTTGTTTGGGCCGGCAACGACCGAGGTATGGGCGGACGTTGGCACGACGCCATTCCCGTTCCAGCGCTCGGTGGTGATCCCGCGTGGCATCGCCGGCTCCTACTGCGTCGCCGGCTTCGAGGACAACTTCGCTCGCGCGCTGGTGTGGGTCGCCGACGACAACACCGTCGTCAGGCTCAACGGCTACACGCCGGAAAAGATTTCGCCGCCAGACCTTGATGGGCTGATCGAGGCGGTAACCGATAAGCAGACGCTGGAGATGAGCGTGTTCATGGCGCGCGGCCATGCGTTCATCCTGTTGTCGAGCCCGACGTGGAGTTGGGTGTTCGACCTCAACAACAACACCTGGGCGGAGCGCAACAGCTACCTCAAGACGCGCTCGCGCATTACCGGCGGCGTTTATGCGTTCAACAAGTGGCTGTGCGGCGATCTGTTGACCGGCAACGTTCAGGAGATCAACGACACCGCGCATCAGGAGGTTGGTCAACCGTTTCGTTGGCGGCTCGAGTCTGGTGCCGTTGCGAACTTCCCGGTTGGCTCGCGCGTCGGTCGCTTTGACGCCGAATTTGTCACCGGCGTTGGCAACGTCGTCAGCCAGAACAGACAACTGCGCCACGTCCTTACTTGCGCGCAGGTCAGCCCGACTGATACGCGCATCGTGATCACCGTCGACCTCCCTGGTTTGGTGACAGGCGAGGGCGTAACGCTCATGAGCGTTGGCGGCGTCCCCAACGCCAATGGCGTGTTCTCGGTCATCGCGACAGGGCCGACGAGCTGCATCCTCGCCAACTCACTGTTCGCCGGCGGCCCCTACAGCGGCGGTGGAACGGTGCTGCGCCGATCGCCAATCGAGCCGATCGAAACCGATCCCATCGTCGAGATCAGTTGGTCGGACGATGGTGGTCAAAACTATTACGCCCCGATCCTGCGCAAGCTCGGCAGGC